ACGAAGATTACCACGAATTATGATTACACTACTCAATGGCGATACTTGGGAGCAAGATGCTCTCCTTGCCAAAATGACCGATGACGAGTTCTACTATGGGTACTTGGGAAAGAATGCGATGTCCTCAAGCAACATCAAACTCCTAACCAAATCCCCAAAGCATTACCACCGCATTACCACCTACGGACAAGAGTCAAACTCTCCCGCCCTACAAATAGGCACATTCATCCATACAATGATATTAGAGCCACACCTCTTTGATGAACGCTTTCATATTGTAGATGTCCAAAGCCGTGTAGCAAAAGCTTATAAGGAAGGAAAGGCCAAGAGCAACAAGATTGTCCTCACGGCAAAAGAACACGATGAGAATATGCGTATTGTAGATGCAGCACTCTGCAACGAGTATGTCCTCACAATGATAGGGGGTTGCGAGTTTGAAGTACCCGCCATCCAAATGTTGGAGGGGTTTGCCTTCAGAGCAAAAGCAGACATCTATGACCCCAAGTACAAATTTGTCGCTGACCTAAAGACCACGCAAGACGTAAGAGATTTCCAATGGAGTGCCGTAAAGTATGGATACGACATCCAAGCATTTATATACACGCAACTGTTTGATGTCCCGATTGACAATTTCAAGTTTATAGCCATTGACAAAGGCTCTTATGACATCGGGGTATTTGACATCAAAGATTCATTCGTCAACAAGGGATACAAGAAGGTGAAGGATGCTTTGAAAGATTATAAGGACTTTTTTGTCTTACATAACGATTTGGATTCTTACACCATTCAAGGAACTTTAGAATGAAAGAGCAATTTATCAGAATCGCAATGGCTCGTCTACGCAAGGACTATCCATTCTATCCACAACGCATTGCGGTTGCAGCGAATATGTACCGCAGATGGCTTGACCGTCAAATAGCACAATAAGGTGATGGGGGAGGGACTCTTGATGAGTTTTTGGTTGGTTACAAAATCCTCCCCCTAACCTTTCTCATTAGGCGAGGAGGGGGATTTTCATTTTTTAGGTTTTTGGCTTTTCTGCTACCCCCTCCAAACCTTCCCAAAGTGTAAAATGAAAAGCACTCAAAGTGTAAAATATCGTGTATCGCAATACGCAATAACCTTTAACACCAAAGAGAAATGAAACAAGGAACATTAGTATGGATTGTTGCCGAAGTGTGTGATGATGATTTACAAATACACAACGAGGAGAACGATATTGTGGTAGAACCTCACGGATTAAGAGCATTGCCTTTATATGCAGACAAGAAGTGGGTAAAGCCACTTACCAAAGATGAGATTGAGAAATATAACCTTGAACACCAAGTTTAATGGGATATGTAGTAGTTTATGATAAGTTCGTTGAGGATAGCACTTGGCTACTCAATGCCCGAAAGACATTCAAGGAAAGGAAGGCAGCGATAACCTTCGCGAGGGATTGTGAGCATAGTGCTTACACGGCCAATGTAAAAGTCTATGAATTATGAGTATAGAAACATTTAAATACATTGGGAGCGTACATCTGCTCCCCCACATTTCAATCACCTATGATTCCACAATATGCGACGGATGCGTTTCCATCGGTTGGCTATGGTGGGGCGTTAGCATAGTATCTAAAAACGGAATGCATCTATGAAGAAACATACAAGAGTATATTTGCAAGGGATGGGGTACGATACTACGGACTTTATCCCTTGTGAAGTTTGTGGAAGTAAAGCCGTAGACATTCATCACATAGAGGCAAGAGGGATGGGAGGCAACAAAGAAGCAGACACAATAGAAAACCTAATGGCTCTATGTAGGAATTGCCATATAACCTACGGAGATGTGAAACATCACAAGGAGTGGTTACAAGAAATCCACAATAAGAAGTTATTTAGAAGAGATAACCGATAAATACGGAGCATTACGGATGGAAAAGGATACAAAGGGACGTTTCACCGAAGGCAATAGCGGGAAGCCCAAAGGAGCAGTAAACAAAACCTCTAATAAAATCCGAGAGGCATTCCAAAAACTCATTGAGGACAACTTGGAGAATATGACTATATGGCTTATGCAAGTGGCAGCGGATGACCCAAAGGCAGCCCTTGACATAATGTCCAAGTTAGGAGAGTATACTACCCCAAAACTTGCAAGAGTAGAAACAAAGCACGAAATTGACGAGGGTATTACCAAAATAGAATTGGAGTTTGTCAAGCCTAAAGATTAAGTACGGCCCCGTCTTTCAAAAGAATTGGGAAGCGGACACAAAAATTGTAGTCAATCAAGGGGGTACTCGTAGCGGTAAGACCTATTCCTTATTGCAACTCCTTATCGTGCAATCTTATCAAACCAATGGTAAGATATACTCCATAGTAAGAAAGTCCCTCCCATCGCTTAAAATGACCGCCTATCGGGATTTCTTTGAGATACTAAACAACTTGGGGGTCTATGATGAGAAGAATCACAATAAATCTGACTACACCTACAACCTCAACGGAAACCTATTTGAATTCATCTCATTAGACCAACCACAAAAGAAAAGGGGAGCAAGGCGAGATGTGCTTTTCTGCAATGAGGCGAATGAACTGACTTGGGAGGACTTCTTTCAGCTACTCGTAAGAACAACCGATAGAATTTATATTGACTACAACCCCTCCGATTCATTCCATTGGATTTATGACCGTCTACTAACGAGGGACGATGTGACGTATATCCAAACAACCTACAAGGACAACCCATTCCTTGACAAGAGCATCGTTGATGAGATTGAACGCCTAAAGTATACTGATGAAGATTATTGGCGCATCTACGGACTTGGAGAGCGTGGTATGTCAAGAGCCACCATCTTCCAATTCCAAGTAGCCGAAGAACCGAAAGGCCAACTCATCTCATTAGGACTTGACTTCGGATTCACCAACGACCCAACCTCCCTTGTTAAGGTGTTTAAAGATGGTGACAACCTATACATCCAAGAGTTGCTCTATCACACCAACCTCACCAACCAAGACATTAGCCAAAAACTAACTGAATTAGGACTGACGAGGTTTGATGAGATATGGGCAGATAGTGCCGAACCCAAGAGCATTGAAGAACTGCATAGGATGGGATGGAATGTCAAGCCAACGGCTAAAGGTGCGGATAGCGTAATGGCGGGAATAGACATCCTCAAACGCCATAAGATATTTGTCACGAAGGAAAGCAAGAATGCAATCCGAGAGTTTCAGAACTACAAATGGCAAGAGGACAAGAACGGAAACCTACTCAATAGGCCCATTGATGCGTTCAACCACGCCATTGATGCGACACGCTACGCCACCTTCAATAGATTGAGCCGTCCGAACTACGGCAGATACGCCATTAGATAAAATCGTTCAAGGAATACTCTTTTTTAGGATTTCAACATTTTTTGTTGGAAATAAGGAAAGTTGTTGTATGTTTACATCATCAACCAACACTTAAAAATCAAGAGTTATGAAAAAGTTTGAAGTTAGCCTCACGAGCGAAGAACTCAACACCCTTTACTTTTCATTGTTGACCTTTCGTTCAACTGAATGGTTCAAGAACCAACAAGGCGAAACCCAAGATTCAATAAAAGCAATAACGCAGAAAATCTACGAAGCGAGTTAAATGAATCTTGTAAAAATAAATAGCCTCCCGAACGGGGGGCTTTTTTTATGCGCTAACTTTGAACAAACAAGTTATTTATACGATGGAACTAAAAGTCATTGTCCCAACTTCGCTATCTGAAATCACCCTTGAGCAGTATCAACGCTTTGCTCGTTTGGAGGGTGACGAGGAATTTCTAACAAAGAAGATGTTGGAGATATTTTGTGATGTTCCGTTGGAGAAGCTACCCAATATCCGATTTAAAGACGTTTCAAGCGTTTCTAAACGCATTTCGGATATAATGAGAGAGAAACCCTCCATCAAAACGAGATTCACGCTTAAAGGGCAAGAGTTTGGATTCATGCCCTCATTAGAGGACATCACCTACGGAGAGTTTGTAGACCTTGATTCATATATGAGCGACACTCAAAACCTCCACAAGACGATGGCGGTATTGTTTCGCCCCGTCATCCAAAAAGGCGGTAGGCGTTATGAGATTGAACCCTATGAGTCAGCAACCAAGTATTGCGACCTAATGAAAGAAGCCCCAATGGATGTCGTAATGGGTGCGATGCTTTTTTTTTGGACTTTAGGAAGCGAACTCTTGACCAATATACTGACCTCTTTGGAGGGGGCGATTCCGAAAACGAATACACCCCACAAGCCCAATTCTCCAAACGATGGGGTTGGTACAACACCTTCTATTCCCTTGCTCAAGGAGATGTTAGGCGATTTGATGAGATTGGAAGGCTTCCCCTTACCCAATGTCTTACCTTCCTCACCTACGAAAAGCAAAAACAAGAAACCGAAAACCGAATCCTCCAAAGTAAATTAAAATGAGGCAGTTCTACAATTTAACAAAGACAATCAAGGATACGCTTGAATCTAATAGCCAAGTCAATGTAGTAACCTTCGGGGACATCTTTGACATAGATTTAAACAAGCAGACTATCTTTCCCCTTTCGCACATAATGGTCAACCAAGCATCTTTTGAAGGTCAGATTGTTCGTGTCAATGTA